GACCTCGATGGTGTGGCAGAGACTGCCGATGAAGTTGATCGTGATCAGCTTGCATAAGTAAATGAAGAAAGCCGCCTCTTCGGGGGCGGTGGACTTCTCGCATATGGATTTGATAGCAAGTAAGTCAGTAGAGGGATTTAAAACTGTACAGATTCCTGTCCTGAGTATTTATTATCGACTAGACGAGGCGGCTCGTTTAGACCCTAAGTTCAGACAAGCAATTAAAACATCTCTCGATGGAAAGGGTCTACTGTGGCCCATTATTGTAAAGCCTATCATAGACAATAAATATTGGTGCTGGCTTGGCAATAACAGACTTTATTATGCAGAGCATAATGGATATAACAGTGTTAGTTGCATTGTTTGCGACACCTTAGAGGCACGAGAGCAAGTAAAAGCTATCACCACAATGGAATACGGAAAGGACTTTTAAACAATGGCAATCACAACTGCAATGTGTACTAGCTTTAAGCAGGAGTTGTTGGGTGGAACTCACGACTTGGACACTGATGTAATCAAGCTTGCATTAATCAAAGCGTCACCCACGGAAAATTATGGTGCCAACACTAAAACATACGACGGTGCCAGCACTGGAGATGGAACATCTCTGACTGCTGGTACAAATGATGAAAGCTCTGGTACAAACTATAGTGCAGGTGGTCAGAACTTAGATGGTGCAACTATCTCGACAGATGGGACGACTGCCATCGTAGATTTTACTGATGAAGTATTTGCCGATGTAACTGTTTCTGCCGATGGGTGTTTAATCTACAACAGCAGTAAATCTAATAGAGCAATTGCAGTCATCGACTTTGGTGGTACTGTCTCTGCAACTGCTGGTGATTTAACAATTGAATTTCCTGCTGATGACGCATCGAATGCCGTCATCCGTATTGCCTAAGAGGTAACTCATGGCTGTTACTGTTAATGCCGCCGTTTACGGGACTGGCGTATACGGGACAGCCGTTTATGGCAAGGTCATTGTTAGTAACCTTGACCAAGCGACAGCCACGGGTGCTGTTAATACTGTTCAGCCTAATATTACAGAGGTACTGAACAGCGTTAGTGCAACAGGTTCCATTGCTCCGGTTGTTGCTGGCGGATTTGAAATTGACATCAGTGAGGTTATCTCTGCTGGTGTTGCAGGGACAGGTGCTGTCAACGCAGTACAGGTCAATATTGCAGAAATTCTAAACAGTGCCAGTGCAACAGGTTCTGCAAACGACACTATCCCCCACGCAGATTCGTTAATTGTTGTTGATGGGGTTGTAGGTACTGGCGCAGTCAATGATGTTGAAGAACAGCCGACAGAAGTTCTCAACAGCGTCAGTGCTACTGGATCAGTCAATACTGTCCAAGTTAATTTAAAAGCTGAGATTAGTGGTGTTGTTGGTACCGGAGGTATCGGCACACTTGAACACAGTAATACGGTAACACTTACTGGGGTTCAAGGAACTGGTTTAGTCAATACCCTTGAAGAGAAACCCACTGAGGTTCTCGATAGTGTTAGTGCTACAGGTGCGGTCAATACCGTTACGGTTAACGTATTAGAGGCGTTAAACGATGCTCCTGCGACTGGATCAATTGGTGAGCCAACAGTGACAGCCGTCGTGTTCGACTTCCAAGCAGTGCGTGAGCAATACAGTCGCCGTAGAACAGTACTAATACCGAGGGCGGCGTAGTGTCTCTGTCTTCATACGAAAGGACAGTCTTTGTCCCTAAAGAAAGCCGCATCGTATTTGTTCTTTCGGATGTCGCTAGCACAGGTCGGATTGTTTACGTAAATGCTGAAGACAGAAAGGTTTACGTACTACCTGACACAACATCTGCAGAACGTACCGTTTACGTAACAGAGGATTAAGAATGAGCTTTCGTTGGCCCAGTATAACAGAGGATTAAGAATGAGCTTTCGTTGGCCCAGTAAAGACCCCGATGAACAATTAGATTACAGTGTAGATTGGTCCCGCTTCTTAGGGACTGCAACGATTTCATCTGTAACTTGGTTTGTAAAGTCTAAAGCGTATAATACAAAAACATCATTAGCTTCTGGCGAAACTCTGACTGTAGCTTCGGGTAGTGCGACTACCGACACTATCCAGAATGTATCTCAGACTAATACAAACACTGTTGCCACAATTAACATTGGCGGCGGCACGAACAATGAAGAGTATACATTCTTCTGCAACATGATTGATTCTACAGGCAGTCAAGCAGAACGCAGCATTAAACTTAAGGTGAAGGAAAAGTAACATGGCGTATGATTTCTTGGGATTGGTCAATGATGTCAACGCTAGGTTAAACGAAGTCCAGTTAACCTCCGCTAACTTCAGCACTTCAACAGGTTTCTATCAGCAAGCTAAAGATGCGGTCAATGCATCGATTCGCTATGTCAATCAGTCGCAGTTTGAGTGGCCCTTCAACCATGTCGAACAAGAAGATGTTTTGACGACAGGAACCACTCGGTACGGCTTTCCGACTGACATGAAAACTCCTGATATGGATACATTCCGTATCAAGCGAGATGACACTCTAGGTAACGATACTCGTAAACTTCGGATCATTTCTTATGAAGAATACTTAGATAAGTTTATTGATCAAGAATACAACGATAGCAGTACTCTTAATGACATTCCTCAGTATGTCTTCAGGGCACCCAGTAACGAATACGGGTTAGTCCCTCCTCCTAAAGAAGACTACACTTTAGTCTACGAATACTTCAGATTCCCTGTCGATTTAGTTAACGCTACAGACGTACCGAATATCCCAGAACGCTTCAGATACATTATTGTTGATGGTGCAATGTACTACGCTTATTTATTCCGCAGTAACTCTCAAGATGCTGTACTAATGCGAGATAAGCTGGAAGAAGGCATTAAGGATATGCGGACAATTCTGACCAACAGGACTGAGTATGTTCGTTCAACTGCAATAAATAACAAGCGAATCTTTGGTACTTTTGTGGGTAGACTATAAATGGCTCAAGACCAGTGGGGCACTTACCAGTTTGAATTTGGCGGTGGGTTGTTAACAAACCTATCGCCTTTGCAGTTAGGAAGTCGCTTCCCCGGATCTGCACGGATTCTCCGTAACTTTGAGCCATCGGTAGAAGGTGGCTACAGACGGGTTGAAGGCTTCAGTAAATACGATACTGACCATGTCCCTCCTTACGGTGACCCACGGGTACAGGGTAGCAGTCAGACAGGTACTAACCTTAACATTGCCAATATTTTTACTGAGCCACAGGATGCGGATACGTTTATCCTGACTCATGCGACTGCAGATGTGAATGGGATTACGACAGATCCTGAAACAGGCGAGCAGGTAGCATCTACGTCGCTTGTTGTTGATAATATCTCCGGTACTATCTCTGCAGGAATGATTGTTGAAGGTTCAGGTATTGCATCTGGAGTAACTGTGTCTTCTTTTGATGCAGGAACAAGTACGGTAACTTTATCGACTGAGCTATCACTTGCAGATAATTTAGAGCTTACATTTAAATACGAATACACGATTTCTACTGGCGGTGTTACGTTCAGTTCAGCCAATAAGTCTGCAACACTAACAATGACGGAAGCATTAAAAAGCTCACCAGACGATCAGTCTTTGGTTGAGTTTGGCAATACTACAGATACCATTGAAGGTGTTGCCTATTTCAGATCCAGAGCAATTGCCTACCGTAATTCTGATCTGTTTGAGTCAAGCGGGTCTGGGTACACTAAGATTAACGTCCCAGACTACGGCACTGTTCTTGTTGCTGGAGGCAGTCAAACAGGCACATCCTTAGATGTTGATGGTATCGACACTACGCCACAAGTCGGCGATACATTTACTGTCGCTGGCGTTGAGAAAGTCTATACCATTACTGCCGCAGTCAGTGTTACATCAGGTGCGGCTACATTAACAATCAATCCGAGTCTTGATTCCAGTCCTGCAGATGATGCGGCATTGACCTTCTTATCAACAGGTAGACCTAGATCAGCAGGTAAGAAGCATCGGTTTGTGCAGTATCGTTTTGCAAACACAGATCGTATTCTGATGGTGGATGGCACTAACGCCCCAGCGTATTACGATGGTAATACCTTTGTATCGATGGATGATGCTCCATCAGCAGTGGTTGGGGCAGACCATGTTGCCATGTTTAAGAATCATGCATTCTACGGAAAAGATAATCAGCTAACTTTTAGTTCTCCGTATGATGAAGATGACTTTAGTGCGGCAGATGGTGCTGGGGATATCGATGTAGGCTCTGCCATTACAGGCTTGGTTGTCTTCAGAGAGCAATTAATTATCTTCTGTGAGCAACGCATATTCCGTCTTGCAGGAACGACAATTGCTGATTTTCAGTTGCAGTCGATTACTGATGACATTGGATGTATCGACACAGATACGATTCAAGAAGTGGGAGGAGATATTATATTCCTTGCTCCTGACGGATTGCGTATGTTGTCTGGTACAGAGCGTATCGGAGATTTCGGATTAGCTGTAGTCTCTAAAGTCATCCAGTCTGAGTTTGATAACTTTATTACGAAATCGACATCGTATGCCTCTATTGTTATTCGTGAGAAATCACAGTATCGCTTATTCGGTTTTAACGAGAATATTACAGAAGAATCTGCTGTCGGTATTTTAGGTACTCAGTTCTCAGGCCAAGGCGGAGAGAATATGGCATGGGCAGAACTCCGAGGAATTCGTGCTTATGTTGCATATTCTATTTACACGAGTACAACAGAGACAATCTTATTCGCCAACACTGATGGCTTTGTTTATCAGATGGAAAGCGGAAATAGTTTTGATGGTGAAGATATCATTGCGACATTCTCTACACCCTTTGTTGCAATTACAGATGATTCACGGATTCGTAAGACATTTTATAAGTTGTTTTTGTATGCTGATCCACAGGGATCTGTCACTACAAATGTCAGTTTGAAGTATGACTTCGATACTGAGGGGACCATACAACCGACACCGATTGAATTAAGTAACTCAACAGGTGCAGTAGGGTTCTACGGTGATGCAGTATACGGCTCAACAACATACGGAACAAAATTGAAGAAATTATTTGGAACACAAGTGATTGGCAGTGGATTTACAGTATCTCTGCAATTTGTATCTGAAGGGACGGACCCTCCGTTTTCTTTAGACGCTACAACCTTAGAATACGCAGTACACGGGAGAAGATAATGTCTCCTAGAAAATACGCAATAGAAAAAAACTTGTCAACGTATCTCGCCGTCAGACCGTGTAAGAGGTGCGGCGAACACATAAAGTACACGTGTAATTCTGGGTGTAAAAATTGTTCAGATTCAAGACCTGTTCATACAAAACATCCTGAATACACTGCAAAGTGGCGAAACAACAACAAAGAAAAGATAAAAGCCTACCAGAAAGAATATCAGTCTATTTTAAAGGTCAAAGCCTCTAGGGCAAAAAAACAAAAAGAAAGGGAATGTTTAAAAAGAAATGCTGAATTTATAGCTAACCAAGATTTGCATGATTTAGTTATGGATGAAGTTTATTTAATTGCAAGTTTGCGAACAAAAACAACTGGAGTTAAACATCACGTGGATCACATTATCCCGCTAAAAGGAAAAAACGTTTGTGGATTTCACTCATGGAACAACGTTCGGGCAATTCCTGCTTCAGAAAACATTAGCAAATCAAACAAGTTGATCGAGGAATAAAGTATGAGTGGCTATACCCGTAACGACACCGCCAATAACATTGCAGATGGAAACATCATCAACGCTTCGGATTTAGACGGAGAGTTTGATGCGGTCCAGTCCGCCTTTAATGCTTCAACAGGTCATACACATGATGGCACTAGCGGCGAAGGTGCGCCAATTGAGCAAGTCGGTCCAGTACAAGACTTAGTCATTACGGCTAGTGAAGTTAAGCCGAAGACAACCAATACATTAGATTTAGGTACTAGCTTACTGCAGTACAAAAATTTGTATGTTGATGGCTCTGCGTTTATCGATGGCTTAGGTGAATCGATGCTTGTCGATGGATCATCTTCAATCCAGTTCCGTGACTCTGCACTTGCCATTAATTCTTCTGCCGACGGTCAACTCGACATTATTGCCGATACTCAGCTAGAGATTACAACCCCGACTGTCGAGTTTAACACAGATGGACAGATCTTAGCGTTTGGTGCCGACGGAGAAGTCACTCTGACGCATGTTGCAGATACTGGTTTGCTCATTAATACTAATGCACAATTACAGTTCCGTGACTCTACCCTCAAGATCAACTCCTCTGCCGACGGTCAACTCGACATCGATGCGGACACAGAGCTAGAACTCACGGCTCCCATCGTAGACATCAATGCGTCT